CCATGCTGAAGGAGTCCTTGACGATGTTTCCAGCAGTGAATAGAGCCGAGATCGGTACGGCACTCCCAAAGATCACTGCCGGAACAAGTGCAAACTTTCCATTCTTCTGAATGAAGTCGAGCAGATTAGCAGCAGCCACTTCTGATGCCCAATCCCTGAGGTTGACGCGATCAGCAATCACCCCATCAAAATAGTAGTTTCTGTTCTTGCACCATTGATCCGCAGCGGCAAAGCTGTCCGTATCGACCTGTTGGCGGCTGATGTAAGCACCAGTACCAAAGCGATTGTTTGTCAGTAGATCGAAAAGAATGTCTGGGAATAGGTTGCTTGAACCTGTGGCACCGTTTTCAGACAGAAGTTCAACCTCGCGCCCTTTGAGCACATAGGCCGAAAACTGGCTCAACTGACTCCATTCAAGAGTGGAGCGCATTGAGAGCCCAACAAGAGCGATATTGTCATAGTTTGGTGTTGATGCATTGGCAACGGCTTCGCTGACATAAACAATTTCGTGTTCAGGCCCATTCTGAGCGCTTGTAGTTATCTCGTCATAGTTGAAAGCCTCTGCCAGCCTGCCCCAAGCATCCGCGTAATTAGTCTCGTCCTGATGTCCGATACCTATGTCTTGGGATCTTTTTGTAGTATTTAATTCAAATACGCTCTTGCTGCGAGAAACAGAGTACCCGTTGAATCTGATTGTTACCGAGCCGCCCTCCACTGTTCCAGCGGTTAGCCCTGTCGTTAAAGAAACGATAGAATCAGAACCCTTTGTGTTATCGAGAACGTAAAGCGTTCCCGACGCATTTCCGCTCCTGATCTCCCAGCCCGTCAGCGGCTCAAACCTAATCTGCCATTGAGCAACGGATGGCATCTCAAAGCGAACCGTGTTAAATACAGGTTGCTGTGTTGAGCTTTTCACCCCTATAACTGGTGACATCGCAACATAGTCGCTGCTGCTGTTAGCCTGCTTCACGCTAATCCTGAAGAAGCTGTAGCGATCCTCAGCAGTTGTCACTACGCCACTGCTGTAGTTCTCTGTCTTTAGCGTGTCTCCTCTTGCGATAATGTCTCCTTTCTTGGACTTTCCAGCCAGGTCGTTGACTTCGTTGTAGCTCAGTGTGTCTTTGAAATTACAAAGACCTGTGATTCTGATCCCAAGTTGGCTTTTGATCCCAACCTCGATGTATCGGCATTCACGGGTTGTCGTGACCTCCCCTAATGCAATACGGAAAAGATGTGGACTCTCCGTAGCAACACGTCTGTCCTTCTTGTATTCATCAGCATCTTCGACCAATCTTGAATAGTCAACCACATTTCCTGTGCCTGGTCTGATGACAGAGAACTTGGCCTCAACACTGCGACCATTGCCCACGGGATCATTTTCCGCGTTGCTGATAAATGGGTCTTTTGTCCTGTCAATGCAAACTGCAATTGTTGAGCCTATCTTGTAAAGCTCTCCAACTACAATCGCGTCATCCCACGTCTTCTGTCTTGCTGCAATGGAAAGTGCAGCGTCTGTAGCTTTCTCCTTTCTCTCCTTTGTCTTGCTTACCTTCTTCGTCTCTGACTGGTTGGCGCCCCTAATTCTGACGCCAAACTCAGAAGTCTCAGTGGTGACAACTGTTGTCTTGACTTCGCCATCTTTTGTCTTCGATAAAGTGTAAGTTGTATTGGTAAAGCCAAAGCTATTTGTGCTTGTACTAGAGTTCAGGCTAAACTCGGCATCTTTCGCTTCTGTTTTGGCATCACTAACAAGCTTGTCTTCGCGGTCAACCCTGAAATCAACCTCAAACTCAAACTCTATTTCTTGATTATCCTCGTCATTGCTATCACTTGTCGTTAGCTTTACTTTGTAGATTACTCGATATTGCCCTTCGCTTGTATTTGAAAGAATTTGATTTGTTGCTCTTGTCGTGTTTAACGTCAGGCTTGCTGTGACCGTGTTGCCGTTGTTGGCGCCTGATACATTGACATTTGCCCAGCTTTCTACTTCCGAATCAGAGATGGCGCTTCCAGTGAAAACACCGGACCCGCTAAGCTTCAAACTGCGCACCCAGATAAATGGGTTCTCCTTTACTTTTACCTCTTTGTTCCATCCGCCATTCTTTGTTCCGTCTTCATTGAATGTGGTATTTGCGTCTGATGAGCGATCAAGGATGTAGGTGAACTCGGCACCTACTGATCCAAATGAACCAGCAATAACACCGCTACGAGTTGAGAAGTAAGCCGAATACTTCTTCCTTGCTGCTCTGGCAATTGCATCCTTGTCAATCTTGACCTTTGCATCGCCTTTCTTGCCCTCGGGCACAAGTTGAGGAGTAATTGTTGGCCTGATCTGGGGGTTCATCCGATAGACCAGATTGTTCCCCATCAGGGTGTAGACGCCAAATGTCGTCTGCGATGTGGGCTTGGAGACGCTACAGAAGTCGCTGCCGCTTCTCACCCGATACACATTTCCTGATTCCCATGCACCGGGATCTTTCTCGCCAGGCTTTCCTGCAACACGATCAGTCCTTTCAATCCTGCCTCCGTTTTTGCGGAAGTAGATCGAGAAGCGGGCATAGTCAACAGCAGCGCCAGTCAGCTCATAGGCCCCCAGCCCGTTGTTCCCCAGTGCAAAGCCCAGCAAGTCCAGTTCGCCAATCCTTCCTTCTCCGAGCATGAAGACGCCTCGGAAGAACTGGCCCGCCTTGAAGCTGTGCATGTCAGACCACAGCAGTGGCATCGTGACCCGCACGCCGCCAAACTGGGCGCTCTTGTTGGCGTAGACAACGGGGATGACCTCGCCAAGGGTGGCCGTCTCCTGCACGCTGTCGAAGCCCGCAACCGGCGCGAAGCGGCTCTGGCTGGTGACGTTCTGGCCGTCCCTGGTGCGCTGCTTCAGGCGTGCTGGCCTTGTGTTCTGGCTCTGCGGTTTGAAGAACGACGCGGCAATGGTCAGGCCAACGCTGATCAGTGTTGACGCAATCGAGATGAAGATCAGTGTCTCAATGCCCGCCTGAGGCTTGCCTGGTTCGATGCGAACCCTGGATTCAACTTCTGCCTTGAACCAGCGATACTCTTCCTCTGTCAGGCCCAGCATCTGAGCCAAATAAAGATCGGCTGGAAGAAGCGGAATCTTTTTCACAAGAGCACCCTGTAGAGCTTCAGGCTGGCGAGGACATCAACCGGAACTGGCAGCACCCCTTTTCTGTGGTGTGGAATCAACAAGAAAAGGCGGCCATTGTCATGATCTGGTACGACAATACCAACTCCATATCCAATGGACTCATCCAGAAAGAGGGTCACGCAATAAGGCTCAGCCTTTTCGATTTGCTGTGTATGTGCCGCAAATATCTCTGCGATCTGCTCTGCATTCTTTTGCTCTGCCAGTGCATAAATCCGCTCTGGCGCAACAGGAAACGTTAGGCCCTGGCTTTCCAGTACCAGCTTTGTGATCTGCACGCAACAGGCTGCCCTCCCTTCCCTTGGATCGGCACCAACCTCATGCGGTAGCCCCACCCAGGCCTTCCAGTCATCCATATCAAGACGCGAAAACGGTGCCAGATGAAGGGATGGATCCAACGAGGTATGAACTCAGCACTCGCTTGGGAATCTGTGATCTTGTTGCATCCAATGGACTTGACAGGGTGATTGATACTTTTTCGTAGTCCTGTGTTCCGTTGACGCAACTCCATATCTCAGTCGCCAAAAGCTGTCCTTCCGAAAATGCACCGCTTTCGCTTTGTGTCAATGCAACGGTTGAGACGCGAACCAGTCGGTAGTTGATCACCATCTGCGAAACAATCCCAACGGTGATGTCATTGGGAACTGTGACCAGTGATGCCCTAGGCGCGTCCCCTCCTCTGTTGCTCACCGTGCCGCTGATGATGAATGGTGCATAGCTGTAGTTGTTTCCTCCCCAGTTGCGAGTTTCACCGACAAAGAAGTTCTGATACCTTGAATTGGCAATCAGTGTTCCTGCCTTGTCTTCAAACTGAATGTAATTCGCAATTGCAATGTTCATCAGAGTCCGAGTCTCCGGCGTGTTTTCACCGAACCTTGCATCGACTGAAAGGCCAGCGCCTTGCCGCGTTCGGCTGCCTCTCTCGTAGCAACGCGCAACTGCTCAGTCGTGACATATTCCACGCCGTTAATAACCCTGGATTCATAGCGAACATCAATTGGCTTATTACTGAAGTCAGCGAAGCCCATATCATTCTTCTGCTGCATGGCAGCACGGGTTGCTTCCAGTTGAGCCCTTGTCTTCTTGAACAGGCTATTGGTGTCGTTGCTTGACATCACCTGTCCAGCGCCATCGGGCATGAACAGCTCTGGGCCGCGCTCACCGACGATGTAGGGCTGGCGGGCATTCACCGGGCCGCCATTGGCCCTGAACAGGCCGAACAGGGAGCCACCAGGGGTGAACATCCCCGTGATGCCACCCACGGCACCAAAGATCCCCGCCAGGCCCATGAGGGTGTTGTAGGTGCCGCCTTCCTGCATCTGGTTGGCCCCGGCAATGCCCATGGCAATGGAGCCCAGTGCGCCCACGGCAGCACCCATGGCCGTACCCAGGCCAGAGAAGGCGCCAGGGACCGGCTTGGCAGCATCCCCGGCCTTCTTGATGTCCGCTGCTGCGCTGGTGTTCGCAGCGGCGAGGAAGGCCTGGGAATCGGCCACGACCTCCGAACCAGGGGCTGCTGCTGCCGGAGGAATCGCCGGAGTGGTTGCTGTGCCAGGCACCGTGCCCGATGCAGACTGGGTTGCGGTTGCCAGGGTCTGACCAAGAACGGACAGGCCCTGTGCAGCCTGCTGGGCCTCGATGCCCAAGGTGTTCACCTGTTGGCCTGCCTGCTGCCAGGGCACCTGCTCCAATGCGATAGGCCCCTGACCTTCGCCTGCAGGCAGCGGGAACGCCTGAGGCGGCATGGCTCCATCCACCTGCGATGAGGTCTGACCAGCAACCGGGAGCCGGTTTGTCGTCGGTCCCATCGCTTGCGCTGGAGGCAGCACTGGAGCAGGAGGAGGTGTAACCATACCTGGCTTCACTGCAAGGCTCTGCTTGATTGCCTCCAGCGGGTTCTGTATTTGCCCAAGGGCATTGCGTAACTCGTAATGAAGATGCGTGTTCTGTCCGTCATCGGTCACGGTGGCTATGCGCTGGCCAGCAGCGATGGGTTGACCGACACGCATTCCGCTCATCGGATTGACATGCCCATAAGTTCCTTCCGTCCCATCGTCGTATTTCACGACAACGGCACCACCCACTTCCCCAAATCCTGAGGAGTAGAAATCCTTGATGGTTCCAGCTCGCCTGGAGTGAATCGGATCACCAGGATCAAGGCCTAGGTCTTGACCGTTGTGATTGCGACCTCGCCAAGCACTCCAGCCAACACCTTCATTGATGTTGGGTCCACCTTTGGTTCCAGGCAGCATGTTGGCGACACCACCCACGGTGTTCGCAACGCCACCGGCTTGGCCTGCACCGGGGCCAACCTGCTGCGGACCCGCAGGGGGCTGCCATGCCTTGTTGAACACCCGTTCAATGGCAGCATTGAAGTCACGATGGAAGTTCTGGATCTCCGTGAGCGTGTTCTGCTCAATAGTGAGCCCCTTGGCAATTTCTTGCTTGACTGCCTCACTGCCACTCCTGAAGATCTCTTCAGGTTTTTCGGGTGGCTTGAATCCGTCACCCATCAGTGCGCGAATCCCTGCGAACAGGTTGCGCTCCATGGGCTTCAGCACAAATTCATCAATGATGCTGGTCATGATCCGGTCACTGAGCTGACCGGCTGCATCGCTGATGGCCTCATCAATCCCGCCTTCCCTGAGGCCACGGGCAAAGGCGCTGGCGACTGACCGCCGGAATTCGCTCAGGCCTGCCGTCGCCTCACCCAGGACAGTGCCGATGCCATCCAGGCTGTCGAGAAACTCATTCCACCAGCGAATCGTGTCCAGCTCTGCCAGCTCACGTTGCTTGGCAATGTTTTCTGCAGTGGCCTGAGCTACGCGGCGAGTGCTTGCCTCTGCAATATCAAACTGCCTATTGGCTTCCGATGTTGATGCGGCTAGATCCCGTTCTGCTGCCTCCAGCGATTCAAATCCACCGATCAAGTTGGTGACGCTTGCTTGAATCCCATTTGGATCCGCCTGTGCAGTGCCACCCGATGCAGCCGGAACACCGCGCCTTGCAAGTTCAGCATTGATTTGGTCGCGTGCAGCGATCTTTTGTTGATCCACGCGGCCTGCGGCCTGATCAGACCTGATGCCTTCTTGCAGTTGCAATTGCAAGATGGCCAACTGTGCCGCCAGTTGCGCCCTTTGGGTTGCCAGGGCAATACGTGCTTTCTGCTGCTCAAGATTGAAGATCTCGCGCTCTACCTTTAGGCGTTGCTCATCAAGCCGCAGAGTGAGCAGAGCGGATTCTTCCTGACGATCCGCCATCTCTTGCATGAGGCGTCGGCGTTCTTGGCCGATGCTCATCACGTCCTGATCAGCGGTTTGCCCATAGGCAGCCATGCGGGTGAAGAACCCATCGCTATCACGATCCCTGAAAGCTTGAATCCTGCTATCTGCAATCTGCTGATCGAGATCAATGCCCTCTTGAATGACCTGATTTTCTCGCTCAAGAAGGTCAACATACTTCTCTGCCAGCGAGATGCGCTCCTGCATTGTTTCAATGCCTCTGTCTGCCTGAGCATCAAGATTGGAGAACTCCTGCTCGGCAGCCTTGAGCTGAGCATTGATCACATTTGTCTGTTCTTCGATGAACAAACGTTGCTGTTCAGACAGTGAGTTCTCCCTGGCAAGCTGACCCTCAATGTCGAGAATCCGTGCTCTAACCCCGGCGGTTTGTAAGTTGACTTGATAGAGCTTATCCGCATTGGCAATGAGCTTGTCATAGCTTGCTACCTGTGCATCCAGGGAGTTGGATGTTCTGAGGGCTTCATCTGCCAGTCTTTGTGTGATTGTAGAAAGACGCTGACCTTCAGGGCTTGTATCTGCCTTTCTGAACTGTGCTGTGTAGCTGAGCTGCACATAACGTTCACGCTCCTGCGCAGCCTGTGCCCTGAGCTGAGCCTGTGTGCCACGCAGCTCTGCTTGACGCATCTCCCGCTCAATGGCAAAGCGCTGGCGGTCATTGGTGAGCAGAGAGCGTTGCTGCCTGATTTCAGCCTGACGGTTGCGAGCCTGGAGTGCGCTCAGATCCTTTTCAGCCTTGATCGCGTCCCCTTCAAAGCCAAGCTGCCTGCTGAGGCTTGCCCGGTTCTGCAGCCGTTGCTCTGATACCTGAGATCGCTTCTGAGCCAGCTCAATGTTGGCTTCCAGCAAGCGCCGCTCACCTTCCAGCACCTCAAGGCGCACCTGGCCGGAGACTTGAGCAGCAGCGGCAACGGCCTGCTCTGCCTTGGCCCGATCCTCCAGCAGCCTGATGTTCTGCTGCTCTGTGGACATGCTGAGCAGTTCACGCTCAAAGGTGAGAGCGCCAACCTTTCTGACGCCAGCATCAAACTCTTGACGGTTGCCTGTTGAGCGCAGATCAAGCTGGAAGATTCGCTCTTGTGTTGCTTTAATCTCCTGGTCAATGTTGCCAATAGTCAGAGGCAGTGTGTTGCGGACTTGTTCGTAGATCTTCAGCCTCTGCGTCAAAGAGTCGATGCCCTTCTCAAGTTCTTTTGCAGCTCCTAGATCCTTTCTGAATGCTTCAATATCTGCCTTGCGTCGTGCAGGAACATTATTCAGGTTTGTGATTTGACCAAGCTCTTTCTGTCCTGCAATGAAATCCTTGATGTCAGTTTCTCCCACGCCCTGCGTCCGCAGGAGCCTTGTGATCTGTTCTTTGGCGTTGTTTTGGGCTTGCTGCAGAAGACCGCCTGCTGCTGCAATCTGACTTGGGTTGAAGGGTAGGTTTTTGGTTAGATTCTCCCTGCGTTGCCTTGTGCTTCTCAGTCTCGCATCAATCTCTTCACGCTTGCTGGTATTGGTTTCCAGCTTCGCCTCGTTAACAAGAGCTGCTTCTTCGATAGCAAGCTTGGTATCTTCTTCCCTCCACTTTGCGTAGGCCTCGCCATCTTGCTGGAGCGACTTGTAAACCTTGCCAGATTCATCAAGAATCTTTTTGGTTGTTCCCGCAGACTGCTCTTGGCCGATGTATGCGCCAAGGTTGAGCGAAGCAAAGAACCTGTCACTGCGGCTGAACTTCGCAGCGTTCTCCTGTCCTTCACCTTTGGTCAGGGCCTCCAGTGTCGTTTCAGCACCTTTCAGCGGATTCAGGTCGCCGCTGAAGGCCTTGAACAGCAAGGTCAGCGCTTCGATGGCCAGGTAGAGCTTCAGGACCGGGGCCAGCGCAGCAAAGGTGGCCTTGCCCAGGCCCACCATTCCGGCAGCGGCACCCTTGAGCCCCTGGCCCGTCTGCAGCAGGCCTGCATTGAGGCCTGTGAGGGCACCCTGCATCTGCCCCAGCGGCGCACCGGGTTGCGGGCCTCCCTGCCTGCCAAAAGCGAAGACTGCCGCCAGGGAAGTCTTCAGGCCATCCACGGCTTGCCGTGCGCCGCTGGCCACCTTGCCCAGGTTGCTCATCCCCTGCGGGGGCTGCGGCGCTTGCGGTGCCGCGACCCAAGGCGTTGCATAGGTCGGCCCGCCCTGGCGGCCCAGTGCAGTAGCTGCGCCAGCCTTGTCCCCAGATGCCAGTGCCAGGCCTGCAGTGGCAAGCTGCCCCGCTGCAGTCCGCCAGGACTTGATGCCCAGCGCACCCTTGGCCATGTTGGAGCCCAGCACCAGGGCGCCCACGCTCAGCACCCCTGCCAATGGGATGAGTTGCTTCAGCAGCGTCACCAGCCCCTGCAGGGCCAGGGTCAACGGCGCAAACAGCGGTTGACCAGCCACTGCACCGAACTGTTCCAGAACAGCACTGAGCTGCTCTTGCAGGTTGGAGAAACTTCCCGAGAGGGCATTGATGGATCCGCCCTCTGCCTTCAGTTGCTTGATGAACTTGTCAACAAATTCATCACCGGCAATCTGACCGGCGCCAACCATCTTGTATAGCTCTTCCGTCGTGACACCAAATGCCCTGGCGGCAATTTGAATTGCACCTGGCATCTGCTCTGCCAACTGCTGCCGCAGTTCTTCCATCTGCACCGTGCCCTTACCCACGATCTGCGTGAGGGCAGAGGACACCCGGCCCAGTTGCTCACCGCTCAGACCCATGTTCCGGCCCGATGTGGCCAGCGTGCGGGTGATGTCCGTCTCCTGGCCCTCCAGGCGGGTGCCCTTCAGTGCTGCAGCAAAGGACAGGTAGCTCTGTGCTGTCTGCTGGTAGCTGGTGCCCAAATCCAGTGACTGCTGACGCAGCTCTTTCAGCACCTCGGTGGAATCGGTGATCCCCCTGGTGTTTCGCAGGTAGGTGCTGATGGATGTATCGAGTCGATCGAACTCTGCCGTGGTCTGCAGGATGATCCGAGGCAGGGGCAGCAGTGTGGAGTAGAGAATGTTGAATGCGAAGTCAAAGGCAATCAACTGCGGAATCAGGTTGCCCAGGTCATCTGAGAAGACACCGAATGCATTACGCAGGGTTTCAAATGCTCTTTCTCCATCTGTCGCTGTGTCATTCAGAACCCTGAAAGCACGATCAGCATTGGCAATCTGCCTATCAATTGCACCCATCGCATCGCGATAGGAGTTTTCATTCAGGAAGCCACCAGCAGGATCAGGCGAAAGACGCATATTCGCCTTTGCCTCCTCCAGGTTTCTCCTGAAGTTCATCAGCTCCGTGCGCTGCAGGGTGCGATTCAGCACTTCATCGCCAATCTCCCTGCCACGGAAGCCACCAAAACCAGATGCCCCTTGAGCGCCGCGAATCTGCTCTTGGAGATAGCTCAGCTCTTGAATATCGCGAGCATTGTTTGCCCTGGCTTTTTCTGCATCAGACAGACCTGAGGCTTGAATGGCGCGATTGGCTTCATCTCTGATCCGGCGCGTGGCCTGGATTGAAGATTCTGATTGAATGCCAAGCGCCTCAAACTCCTTCGCCAGGCCCCGTGTTGCTGCTGCCTGGGCTTGCAGTTCAGTGGTGGTCCGCCGTGCCCCAGCTTCTGCCAGGGCCAGATCATCAGGATCAATCAGGCCTTGATCAGCCAGATTGCGAATTTCACGAATCGACTGCTCAACAGACTGCAGCGCATTGTTGGTATCAATGATGCCGCTGGTATCGACATTGGCAAACAGACGGCGCAGCTTATCGAACTGCTCATAGATGTCCTGAATGCTTTTCAGGGTTCTGTTGATAGAACCTTCTGCATTAAATGCGCCAGCGTCTTCAAACTCAAGTGAGTCAGGATCAACAGTTGCTCGCTGTTGCTGTGCATTGATAAAGCGATTGACGCTTCCTTCAGAGCCGTAGAAGTTAGTAGCTGTCCGTGCTGCATTGACCTGCCGCTCCAGCGCCCTTTGCTCTGCCAGAAGATCATTCAGTATCGCTTCATCATCTGGATCAGGAACACGCTCCCCATCAGGGCCTTCGATGTAGCGCATCTGATCACGGAATGCGCTAACCCGTTTTCCAGCTGCAAATGCCTCGCGTTCAACTTCCCGCAATGCATCAATCAGGTTGTTGAAGCCTTGACGGCTACCTGTACCTCGACTGGGTAGGACTTCATCAAGCCAGTCATTGAAGGCAAAGTCCCCTCCACCAGGAGGCCTTTGACCGCCAGGGCCTCCCAGTCCACCTGTTACACCAGCACCAGTAGAGCCACCACCACTACCACCACCAGAACCACCAGCACCACCGCCCCCAAAATTATTAGCGAATGCACCAGCAAAGTTGGAAACTGCGTTCTGAAACTTCTGGCCAACTCCCTGAACTTTGCTCTTAGCTGCATTGAAGGTGTCTCCAAGGGATTCAAGAGACGACAGGAATTGATCAACGATACCCATTGCTGCATCAGCAGCACGGTTCATGTTCTGTTCAGATGGGCCTGCTGATGCACCCATCGAATACGAACCACTGGGGGTGAACCCACCAGGCTCTGTTGATGTCGTCTCAAAGACAGAGGCAATGGTCGGTTCAGGCCTGCGTGCTGGCGGCAGCAGCAGTTGACGCATCGGGGGTTGCGGAGCACGCGGCGGTGTCCGGTCCTGCATCGAGTAGGTGCTGCTTTCCCATGGATCGGGAATTGGCCCCACCCGGCTGCCCACGTCAAACAGGGGCAGCGAGGCCCCGCCCACGCCCGCAGGGAGCCTTCCACGGATCCGACCAGTGCCGCTCCGCAGCATCCCTGGTGACAACGGAGAGGAAGGCGCACCAATGGCCTGCGTAGGAGCCAGATCCGACGCCACAAAGCGACTTGAGCTGTACTGATTGAAGCTCTTGGTAAATGCACCATCAATCAGGCGTTCCAGTGTTCCTGGTAGCTGCCTGGCAGTGCGTTCAATCTTCGCCTCTGGGAAGAAGTCTTGGAATGTGCCCCTTGCCGAAGCTTCCGATAGAAGCTGAGACGGCATATTCTGAAGACCTACGCTTTCAAGACGCTTCTGATAAAGCGGAGGGTCTATTGTTAGATCGGCAATTGAACCAATCAAAGTGCTGTAGTCAACACCCGCACCGGCAGGTGTTTTCACTGCATAATCAAATACCTTGTTGAGGCTGCTTTCAATTCTCCCTTTGAGCAGATCCATTACCTGCTCCCATCCGATCAAAACAGATAGACCCGCTTCTCTCCCTAGGGCTATCAGAAGCCTCGATGGACTCTTCATTTGAAGAGCAGCCTTGATGCCCTGGATCAGCGCGAATGCAAGCCTTGAGCCTGCATCAGTCGAGCTGTTCTTTTCATCAAGAATGCCTGCGATGAAAGACTCTGCGGCTTGACCAGACAGGCCGCGCAGTTCTGATGCAAGCTCTTTGCGGGTATCTGGAACATCTCGACCCGTTTGAGCCGATAGTGCCGATGCAAAGTCACTGGTGGTTTTTGCCGCCAGACCACCCTTTCTGCCCTCAAGAAGGCCAGCCATGCCTTCCAGGGCCATGGATGCAAAGTTCTTCTTGAAGTCCTCGTTGTATTCAACGGCTGTATTTAGGGCGTTGACAGTCTTCGACTCCTTATCCCATGCCCTGAAAGTGGACTGTGCCTCTTTGTATTTCCCGAGCTGTTCAGGAGTCCAATCTGACATTGGGCCGCCAAACATGCGGCTGGATGGCTTGTAGGGGCGGGATGTTTCGTATTCCCCTACAGCCTGTTTGACAAAGTTTGCAAAGAGGTCAAAAGCTTTTGGTTGGGCACTGGAAATCTGACCTGCAGTTGCCGCTTGATCAATGACCTCAACCTGCCCTTCGGATCCCCTTCTAATTAGGCCCTCTTTGAAGGCCAGTTCTCGCATCTTCCCAAATGCCGCCTTTGCATTGGCAAGCTCTGGATACTCACCGATAGTGTTATCTATGTCATCGAGTATGGCGCTTTGATCCAGCTCTTTCACCAGAGTGGATAGTTGACGTGCTGTCAGCTTCATCGAAGTAGACAGCTTGATGCCAGCTTCCTTCAGTGCAGCCCCATGAGTGTTGGCTGAATCTATATCTGTTTGCAGTGCGGTATTTAGACCTTCAAGTTGCTTCTTGCCTAGTCGAATCGGATAGAGCTTTTCAACGTCTTGTGCTGTCTCTCTGCTTTCTCCACTGCCGAGAGTATCGGCTACCTTCCTACTGAGATCGACAACCTGTTCACTGAGATCCCCCAGCCGTTTGTCGGATGCAATCAGCCTTTCAGAGGCCTCGCGGAATGCGCCAGCAATCGTGCCGTCTCCACCTGAGAGCAGAGCGCCTCCCTGGCTAACGCTGTCGCCAATTGCTTTCTGGCTATTGAAAAGACGCTGTTGCCATTCTTCGATGTATTTCTGCCTGGCTTCGCCTTTGTCTAGGCCCTTCCATTCTTCGACGCCGCCAAGAGCCCACTTGGATTCAAAGAGTTGTTCGGCTATTGCGGAGAAATGACGAACATCTGATGCTCGCAATTCGTCAATAACTTTCTTGAAAGCATCCGCAATGCCTCCCCTCTTGGGCTGCTGATCAAACGGAGTGGCGCCCACCACTTCAGCGTTGACCGGAAGCGCATCACTACCGGGCAGTGCCAGCGCATCCCCCAGCACTTGCACGTTGACAGGCTTGATTGATTTCTTGATTGCGCTATCAATTGCCGCGATCTCTTCACCGATAGCCTCAAGGCTATCCATGTCATCAGCAACTGCATCGGCAGCTTCTCTGAACTTGGTTGCTTTCTCAATCCACTTCTCTCCGCTTTGGCTGTAAGCCTCAAAGGCCTCGTCAACCTCGGCAAAGATTTTCTGCAGATCAGGAGACACCTCATCGCCAAATGAAGCGATGTCAGGCAGGGCCAGGTCACGAACCGTGGACTGCACCAGGACCGACTGCTGTTGACGCTGCAGCTCCTGCTGCACCCGCTGGGCCTCCCGCTTGGCCAGGGCGATGTTTTCCGCTGGCGTGACCGCTGGCTGGGTATCGAACAGCGGTGTCCCGGCCTCCTCGATGGTTTCAGGCCTGGCTTTGCCAAAAATTGCCTCCAGCTCTTGCTCAACTGCAGACGTGATGTTGGGCAGAATGTCCCGCATGATTGCGGGCATGTTCTCGCCTTCCTTCAGCTTTGCAATGCCCTGATTGATTGCTTGGGTGATGGCACTCGATGTGAACTTAATCGAGTCAAATGTCTTCAGGATCTTGTCTGCTGCATTGGCAATCTCCTGGTTTTCATCTACGTTGATAACGTTGCCGCCTTGCTCGCTCAGAACTTCGGCATTCTTGGCAACAACGGAGAACAGTCGCTTCTGGCCCCTGAGCGCACTCTTGACCCCATCTGTGACCTTGATCCGCTCTCGCAGGTCACTTTCGACAATCTCCTCTAGGCCAAGAATCGTGTCTTGAACTGTCTTCTTCTCTTCTCCATACCTGCGGATGTCAACGAGTTCCTGAAGCTGCCTGTTGCTGGTCTTCGATGGTTTCCCTGCAAACTTGAGCGCTTCCCGCTGAGCGTCTTCGCTCAGGCCTGAATTGCCAAGAATCGCAGCGCGATCAATGGACAGTTCACCCCTGACAACCTGATCAAAAATCTCACTCGGCAGCGATGCCAGGGATAGCCCCTTGCCTGCCATCCCCGACGACAGAGGCAGGCCTACCTTCTTGATTGCATTTACATCACGGATACCTGTATCCCTGAAGAACTTGGCCGCATCAACAGCAGTACCAGCACCACTGGCGATGTTCTGCATCGCACCGATGCGCCGCGCTTCAGCAACGTTCTTGGCGTCGATGTAGCGGACATTCAGCTCCTCAACACCGAGCTTTTCTGCTAGGGCCAGGCGGTTGTGGCCGTTGACCACATAGGTCTTGCCATCACGGGGATCCCTCCAAACGGAGAGCACGCCAGCAAGATCGTCATCCCATGTTTCAACGTCGCTAAGGCTTCCGACCTCGCCCTTTTTATTGCTGCCCATCTTGTATTGCAGCTCTCGCGGATTCAGGCCAATTTCACGCCTGTTGATCCGCGCCATGTTGCCGGTCAGTTGATCCGACACCATGCGAACTGCATCGGTGACAGCCCTGGAGACAACTGCATTCGATGCAGGAGGCAGCGCCAGCATCCCTGTGCTGGAGCCAGGCAGAAGCCGGGGTGCAACCGGCGGCACATCAATGACCGGAGGTGTGGAGGAACGCACCCCAGTGATGCGCTCCATTCGGTTTTTGACGTACTGCCTGACAACGCGACCTGATTCGCTTGCTTCTTGAATGTCAGGTGTTTCCCGCTTGTTGACTTGCTGTCCAGGCTTCAGGCCTGGCTTTTGCTTCAGATTGCTTGGCAGCAGACCTTCATTGATCTTCCTGAGCTGATCAAACGCTTCTTCGATTTGTTCGTAGCTATACCTTGACTTTGTGATCAGTTCATTCCAGTTCTTCTCGGCCATCTTCCGGTTTCTTTCCTCGGAAGTGCCGTAGATGATGGCGGGTCGTGCCCTGCCGCCTTGCGGTGCAGCACTGCGTTGAGATGTAGGCCCCTGCATCTCGCGCAGGAGCTGCTGGAGGCCCGCGTCATCGCGGAAGTTGGCCAGCACCCCAGAGCGGCTCTGGAAGGTGCTCAGCAGCATCTTGATGTCACGGCCAATGCTGCTCAGAACCTGCCGGTCAAAGAAGCCAGCCCTGGCAGCAGGCAGCGCCCGTGGCCCACGCACCGATGCGGCAGAAGGCCTGAAGCTCGGCGGCGGGGGAGGAGCCAGCGGTGCCCTGGTGGCGCTGCTCAGTGGCGGCGGCGGGGGAGGCGGTGTCAGGCCAGGGAACGGGGTAGGCCTCGGTGCTGCAGGCTGCCTGGTGGGGCGCACGGTCTGGGTTTGGCCAGCCCGATCCGATGCCCGAATCTCAACCCGGCCAGAGACAGGCCGCTGCCGGAACAGTTGTTGCGTCTCCTGCCAGTGCTCCTGTTTCCGATCCAGCTCTTTGTTCAGCTCGATCAGCTCCGAGAGATCAACCTTCGGTTTGATGACCGTTGCGTTGATCTGTTGAGCCAACTCATTGAAGCACTCAACAGCGACATTCAGTGCTGTATCGAGATCAATGAGGCCCGACGAATCAATCTTGGGCTTGATCGGATTTCTGGCTGCATCCGTAACCAGTGTCTGCAGATTCTCCTTGACAACGCCAATGGCAGAGTCAAGGTTGGTCAGCTCATCGAAGTTGGCCTTGGCCTTAACCTCAAGACTTCCAGCTTTGCGCTGCAAGCGCTGCTGAACACGCTGTAGCTGCTGATCAGCACCAGTAGCAGTGACTTCAATATTGGCCTTTACGTCGGGCAAGCCGAGCAGCTTGCTTTCCAACTTGTCAAGCTTATTCTCAACCTCGTCAAGGTTGATTCCTATATTTAGCCTAACATCACCCTCTGCCATTGCCGCGCAACAACAACCCGTCCCTTGATTCTATTCAGCATCAGACGCAAGTTCGTCCTTCAATACTGCAGCAAGAGAGATTGGAAGTTCGCCGCTAAGGATTAGCTTCTTGATCAGCCTGAGCGTGCCAGGCGTAGCATTGGTCTTCGACTCCGTGTAAATCTTGTTCGGATCAAACGGAAGCAGTTGCTCTACCTTGACACTGTTTGCCGCCTTCTGTCCGCCAAGGCCTGACAGCACGATATGAGCCAACCTTGCAACCGTGACGGAATGCAGGTTGGCTTGTATCTTCTCCTGCCGGTCTAGTTCCTTTAGAACCAGGGCAACAGTTCTTGTCGTCAGCTTGCTGAAGTTTTCTTGGCTGAACTCGCCGGTTGCGATTCCGCTGGCGACAAATCTTGCGAAGACTCCGTTCCAGTCGTCTTCTTGCTCGATGATGGCGATGCACTCTCTTTCAAGGGCGTCGATTCCTCCTGCTCTTTTCCCAGGTCTTCGTCCTCCATTGCAGGGGGATCGAACTCTTCCGCATCCTCATCAAGCTTTCCGCCTGCCTGCTCTTCATAGATGAACTGCAGGAGCTTGTCGCTCATGTCACCCGTCAACACCTCGGTGTCACCCTCAGTCCAGTCGGCCAGGGCTTCCCACTTGCTGCGAATCAGGGCCTGGCCCCGTGTCCGCATGAAGATGGTCAGCAACTGGGAGTCCTGCTCCTCGCGGGAGAGGCCCGAATCCATCAGTTGATTGGTTTCATCCTGGTAGTCAGCGAGCAACATGGCGCTGTCGGCCTCTCCCTGGCTCTGCAGCAGGCCAAAGGCCTCTTCAACCGTGATGTTCTTGTCGTTAGAGATCTTCTTGGCCAGTTGCACAGCGGAAAGCATCTGCCGCGCTTGACGCTTTGCCATCCGGCTTTGCTGGATCTTTTCAGCCAGCAGCCACGCATTGTGACGACGGAGGCGAATCCTGTCGTTCAGGAAGAAGTATTCAGCCTCGTCGCCGTGGACGAGAAATGCGTATTTAGCCATGCTAGTCAAGTACGGGGAGATCCAGGTTGAATGTTTTAGTGATACTGGTTGAGTCCAGACACTGCACCGGAACCAGCAACCTAAGCTTTTGATCTGGCAGCGTGAATGTAGCAACGGGTTGCGTAGTTTCCACGCATATCAGTGCCCCTGCACGAACGTAGCCGTTATCCCTAAATACGACATTGACAAGGTAGTATTTCTCGTCATCACTGATCAGGTAGTCACTGCGCTTCATTGGGTGAACACCTGTTCTGTACTGTTTTCAACCGGCGATGGAATGCCTTGCAGGGTTCCATGCGTGGGCCAGTTCTCCAAGTCCACATCTTCCGATGTGATCTGAATCATTGCTCTATCACTGAGGTCAGTGTCAGCCTTGCGGTAATAAGTCGCCTTGGCTTCACCGCCAAAGTGTCTCAGCAGTTGATTCACGGGCTCTTGAATCGTCTTCTTCCCATCCCACTGCTGCAGATATAGCGTCCACACCTGGGTCCGCATCGTGATGCCTACCATCCGCATCACCTTGGGCAGGGGCACCTCGACAATCACTGTCTCAAGGCCTTTGGGATCCCAGTTGCTTGGCACACGCTGCGTGCCTTGCACAAAAATGGCTGGACTGACTTTCTTGTTCAACTGGTAGTACCAGCCTGGTGCATTGGTTAGCGGTGCCTTCTTCCAGGTTCCATTGGACTGTTTCGTGTATTGGTAGTAACCCAACACTGTTTCGACAATGCTTCTCAGTTGAATCAGGTTCACAGCGAGATCCTCACGGTTGTGCCATTCAGTCTTGAGCGCAGAGCCTGAATGAATGCTTGCTTGGCAAACTGCCAGCCGGTATCGGGAACGTCTTGCGGCTGCACAAAGGTGTAGTCCACATCCATCCGCCCACGCTGGTCAAATGGCGTGACCCAGGCTGTCCATGGCCTTGCTGAATAGTTGTCGAACTTGGGACCGTTATACGCATCTGGCGCACGCATGTATGTCTGGTACTCGACGATGCCAGGTGCGCCATCGTGAACCAGTGCTGCATAACGTCTTCCTGATTCAGGGAAAACTGGATTCCACTGAAAGGAAAACGCATAGGTTGTTCCAGTTGGTGTCTTGAGTCTTATCACTTCACTCATTCTCTTGCTTTTGATCAAGTCACCATTTTCACCGTTGCCGCCACTGTTCGACTCTGGATACCCTTCTCTTATCGTCCCATCTACCCACTTCCATGGGTAGTAAAGCATTGCGTACTCCAGTTGATAATCCATCGTTGCCTGCATGTCTTGTGCAGCAGCAAGCACCGCTTGATTGATCTTTCGCCTTACAGGGTCCAGAAGTCTTCCCATGAAAAAAGCGCCTAGCTGTTTCCAGTCTAGGCGCCGTATTCAATTGCTACTTGCTATCAAGCAACAGTGAATTCACCAGTGCGAAGACCGATCAGAGGCGTATTCACGCTGTTCACGGTCTGGAGCATGGCACCAGTCTCGATCTCGGCGTAATACTTGGCGCCAGCGGTCAGGGAGGCAGCCGGAGTCAGGGTCACGATGCCCGTGCCGGTGGTCGCCACCACAGTGGCGGGCACGAAGGTCTTGTCGGACACCTTCACCAGGCGAGCCTTGGGCTTGCTGGCCAGATCGGCAGCAGCCACCAGGCCAGTCAGAGCAGTGCCAGCGCCATCGGTGTACTTGAACACGATGTCGGTAGAGGCATCCACGCTGCCCAGGCCACCCGCCAGGGGGATGGTCGTGGCAACGCTGCTCACCTCGGCGGTGGCGCTGACCTGACGCAGGATGCTGCCAGTGGGGCCAACAGCAGGCAGGGCAGCCAGGATCTCCCGGTTGGGGAGGCCAGTCCGCATCGGGCTGATGGTGTCATACAGGCCCATGTAGGCCTCACCACGGCTCATCACATCGAAGGAGCATTCCACCAGGCCATCAGCCGGATAGGACTCCTGATAGTTCATGACCACACCAGCGAAGCAGGCCACGTCATAGACGCTCACGCCACCGTCGATGTTGTCGATGAGCTTGTAGATCTCGATCCAGGCCTCAAAGTCCTTATTGTTCTTGAACTTGGAGACGATGGCCTGCACCTCGTCAAACTTGCCCTTCTGGGAGTAGTAGGTGGGAGCCTCTGCATTGCCAGCCCACTCCAGGTTCTTCAGGAAGTAGGCAGTCACCGACATCTGCACCCGGCTGTTGGTGATCACACCATCAGACCAGCCGGAGTCACCCACCAGACGGTAGGTGGTTTCATCATCACTGATCTGGAAGTTGGATGTGGTGGCACCCTGGAACTCGTACATCGCGAGCTTACCGTTGTCAATCCGGTAGATCTCGGTGTTGTCAGTTCCAGCCTTGTAGGTAACACCAGGACGATTCACGTCCGTCACAGCGCCGATCCGAACCAGAACGTCGCGGGTTTTCAGGATCCGTGTGGGATGGGTAATAACCGAAGCCATTGTTGTGCCTCATGGGGTTTGACCGGCACCGGCCATACGGAAAATACCGCTGAGTCGTGTGCCTAGGGTTGGCTTGAATTCAGGCATCATTGACTGCTCGGGGAGCAGTTCGTATTCACCGTTCAAACCGTTGAACACAGCATCAAACACTTGATTCGGGTGAATCAATTGATCAAACTGCCAGGGATCTAGCAGCATTCCCTCTAGGTAAAGAGTTGTGCTGTCAACACCTGCAGCCCTGTTGAGCTGTGGGCGACGAACCAGATGAAGATGCGCCTTATAGACCTGCCTTGTAACAGGTGAAGGAACAGCGCCTTCTGGCTCTGTATTCGGGATCAGATTCCCGGTAGCTGGATCAATAATCCACCCGGTTACTGAACCAGTTTCCAACGGAGCAACCGCCAGATCCACGCTTAGTGTGGCGTTGGCAAAGGGTTCAAACGCAGCAAGAAGTGCGCTCATACCACGAATCCAATCGTTGAATACACACGGCTTTGCTCAAGCCGCATGAACTCCTGCCCGTAGAGAGTTGCAGTCAGTCCATACGTTGTGAATGGAATGTCTACAGCTTCTCGACTGCCGCCAGACAAATACTGCTTTGCTGGCGTTGCTCCGGTGAACATGCCAACTTCACGAATCCTGAGAGCCAGGAGATGTGCCGTCAACCAGTAGGTTGCGTCATCGTGCAGATCGCCCCACACGTCAACATCTGTTTCCCGATCCGCTTGCTCCAAACACGCTTGCACCGTGACAGAGGCTTGCGGTTGGAACTCGCTAAAGCGAGCTAGAAACGTTGACGTGGTAACGGCCATCAGCCCTCTCCGGCTTTCAGGGATCGCAGACGTTGGTTGATCTTGTTGATCACAGTGGATCGGCCCTCAGCGGTCTTCCATCGGCCAAGGAATGTCTCGTCAAAGCTGGCCTCAACCACTTTCATGGCATCGGTCACAGACAGGCCGAGCACATCGCTCAGTTCAGGATCACGCTGAACATCTGCCTCGTCGCTGCCCTCGCTTGTGGCGCGGGCTTTCATCTCTTCGATGGCACCGATCTTCATCAGTGCTTTCACAGAGTCCAGGGACTTGAGCGTTTCCCAGGCCTGGTCATCAACCTTGCGGTTCACTCCAGGCTCAAGGGAAATCGTGGTCATCGAAAGCTTGCCTTCATCCATCAGTGCGAAGGAGACAGCTCCTTCACGCGCCGGATTTTCCAGCTCAGGACGATATGCGACAGTCGCCATAATCAGGCTTGATCGACGTAGAGGACAGACTTGGGATAGCGCACCACAGCGCCCATCACACGCGCATGAGCAGCAACCTTGTATTCAAGGCCTTGGCGCTCAGCGGGGAAGAACTCAAGAACCTGAGGGATGAACAGTTCAACCTTCTCAGGATTGCGGTCATAGACCACCATCCGGTTCTTGTTGGCGCCGCTGAAGTCATCCAGTTCATTCATCGGCATGATTTCCGAGATGAACGGATTGGTGCGCAGAAAATACTCCATCACCGTGGTGTCGGATGTGCTGCTGCGCGGAGTTGTTGAAATCTTGTTGTAGTCGTCATACGCCATCAGGATCGTATTCGGACGTTCCACCATCTTGGTGCCGCTGACAATCCGGCTCACTGCCGTATTCAGCAGGGTCAGGATCTCATCGGGTGTCGATGTGGTGCTGATCCAGCTACTTGTGACATTCAGCTTGTCAACAGAGCTGTTATTCAGGAAGCCCTCAACACCCACGGTGGCATCGCCGTAGAGCGCCATTTCATTCACCTTCTCCTCATAGGAGCGGCGAACTGCACTCACACGCTGCTCTTGCAGGCCAAAACCTGCATAGCGGGCTGCGCGAGTCTCCTGCACGGTATAGGCGTAGGAGCTGGCGATGGACACCACCTTCAGCGTGACTTCCTTGCGGGTCACGTCTGCGCGGGGCAGGTCGCTGGCGCGGTCCTGAATCACCTTGAACCCGCCAGTGCGGTCAAGCATCCGGTAGGTGTAGGTGTCAGCAGCATTGCCGATAGAGCCGGTATCCACAGGAAGAATCTGCGGATACATGATGTCGGCGTACTTCTTCTCAAAAACCCGAGACTCAATGGCCTCAAGTTCCCGTGACAGCCAGATGCCGTCATCATCAAGTCGGGTTGCCTTGCTCATGATTGTCACCTATCAAGCGATGCTTTTGAGCTGGATCGGGACCAGCGAGTTGGCTGCCGCATCCCGCAGGAAGTAGGCAGAGATGTCCGTGGAAGAGGCCGTGCCACTTGCACAAACGGTGTCGGCGCCTGCATCGAGAAGGGCAACCTTGCTGCCAGCAGTGACGATGGTGCTGGTGTAGACCCAGATGGTCCCTTCTTCCAGCACGTTCACCACATAGCCCTCGGCATAGCCAGGACGGTCAGCAGTGGTGCTGCCGATGGTGATGGAGCGGGTGGCGGGAACGAAGGTGTCAGACACCACGGCGAAACCAGCAAAGCCATTGGCTTTGGTGTAGGTGCGAACCTTGCCGTCCCCATCGGGAGACAGAGGCTGGCCGAACACGATCACAGCAGCCCGGTCATTCACTTTGGAACGACAGGTGTTAGCGCTGTAGTCATAGTGGGCGCCCCAACGGCCCAGATCGTGCTTCAGGGCGTAGTCGGTTTGAACAGCGCCGTAACCAGCGCCGCTTGCCGCAGCGGGAGTGATAGTGATAGCCATCAGTTAGCACCTTGCTTGGTGGTCTTTTTCCAGGCTTGCCCCAGACCATCGAGATACTGCTTGCGGGCAGCATCAACTTTGCTCATGGTTTTGCCCTTGCTGTCAGAGCGCAGCGTGGCGCTCAGTTGCTGGCGCAGTTCCTGGGTCGAATCCAGGCTGGAGGCCAGGTCAACCACTGCGTCAAAGCGAGCCTCGACATAGGCATCACTGCGCTCTGCCAGCTCAACAGAGTCACCGTGAACAGCTTTGATCACAGCTTCACGGACCTCGCGATCCGATTTGCCAGTGAATTCAAAGTCTGCATCCAGGTGAGGCTGCGACTTCTGAATCAGCTCCAGACGGGCACCCACCAGAGCATCCACGTCAAACGCAGAGTCAGTGCGCTGCGTCTTCGCTTCCTCCAGTTCGGCAGTCAGGGCATCAATCCGGCTCTTCAGCTCATCGCTGGTTCCAGCGAGTGCCTCAAGCTGGCCCTGGAGCTGATCGCGCTCCGTAATCAGAGCCTGGTTTTGCTGCTCGACGGAATCGAGCTTCTGTTGCTGCTGAGCAGCATCTTCTCGCTGTGCGGAGGTGAGGGCTACAGCGACTGCCTCGCTGACCTCGTATTCCGCACCAGCGATGTTGATCTTTGCCATTGGCTTCTTAGCAATCGGCTGTAAATCAGTTGCCAGTGCAACTGCATCGTTGGTGTCCAGATGTACCCTGACACTCGATCCTGCACGTCCTTTGCGAGTCAGTGCAACATGATTGCCACGGATGCAGCGCTGAACAGCATCGTAACGATGCCCTTCAGGCGACATACCAGGAGTCATGTCTAGATCAACCTGATAACCGGCAGACACTTCAGATGTCATTTCACTTTCAACCGATGCAATGGCATCCGCATCAGTGATTGTCATCCGTACACGGACATACTTGCCGTCAAAGACGATCTCGTTATCCGTGAAGCCAACCTGATACTTTGCAGTATTGGTTGCGTCCAGCAGTTCGGGAGGATGCTCCAGCGTGACAGCCTTCCCTGCAAAGGAGGAAAGACTATCGACATTGCCGACCTCATCTTCTGGACGGTACTCGACAACTTCAGAGCCATCGGCACGTTTGTACCGCTGGATCCCTGTCCTTGCGATTGTTGCCCAACAACGCAGGTAGCCCTCTTCGGTCTTTTCGGGACCGCTTACAGCTCCGGCGTCATACCTGAGGCCCTGCATTTCCTAGGTAATGCCTTGCGTTCCTATTATGCAGCTCAGATTGTGCATTATCAGCGCAGTGGATTTTTCTAAGCGGGTTGGCCTTCTTGTGCGCCGCTTACGCCTTGAGCGTGGCCTAAGTCAGCAGGATCTTGCCAACCTTATGAATTATGAGCGCAGTCGTATTGGCAGGTTGGAACTTGGACAGACGGCAATCACAGTTGACATTCTCTTGACCATTGCCAATGCATTGGAAGTCGATATTCATTCACTTCTCCCCGTACAAGTTAAAGTCAAGACGGAAACGGTCACGACAGAGCAGTTCCAATGCCAACCAAAGATGACCGACTCGATGCTGAACCATTCAGACCCAGTGGCTCTCCCTTGCCAATTGGTCAACTCCTAGACCTGGCCACGGTGACACCCCAGGACGTTGAGGAGGCGCTTGATCTGGCCAGAGAGGCCTTTCCACCACGCTTTCAGGAGCTTCTGGAATGAGCCTCAACCACTTGACACTGGAGCAGGAGGTTTACCGGCGTGATGCCGTATTCCGTCGTCCTGAATGGGAATTTGATACCCAGCTTGGCCGCTATCGCGATACCACTACAGGCCGCTTCCTCTCAGAGCGTGACGCTCTCGCCCTGACAAGACGCACCATCACCACAGCCACGGAACGCCTGAAACTGATCACAGATCAACTGTCACAAGGCCTGCTGCGTCTTGATCAATGGCAGCGCAGCTTTGCATCCCTGATCAAAACCCTGCATACGGCCCAATACATCATTGGTCGCGGTGGGATCCGCAATGTCTTCCCTGCTGACTTCCTTGAGATTGCCCGCACCCTCAAGGCGCAATACCGCTTTCTTGACCAGTTCGCAAGAGATATTGCCGCAGGCCGCATGACGCTCAATCAGGTCCGCGCCCGCGCCAATCTCTACCTGAATAACACCGTCAGCAGCTACTGGCGCGGCCAGGCCCGCTCCCAGGCCGTTGGCCCCCAGCCTGCTGAGATGCGCCGCCTGCTGGCCCCGGTGGAGCACTGCCCCGAATGCATCACCTATGCCGCAGCGGGGTGGGTGCCGGTTGGAACCCTCCCCATGCCCACGGAGCTGTGCTCCTGCAGGGCCAATTGCAAGTGCCGGGTGGAGTACCGCTGATCAGCCCTCAGCGGCCTCTTCCTCAGGCTGCTCGGTGGCTTCTTCAGCAGGCTTGTGGTTGCGGCTGCGGCTGCGGCGAGGCTTCTCCTGCACCGGCTCAGGCTCGACCACCTCTGCCACAGGCTCAGGCTGCGGTTCTTCCACCACAGGGGCCTCGATGGGTGCCGGTTCACCGCCAGAGAAGGTGCCGCCTTGCGCTGCGTACCAATCCTTTGCCCATGTGAGAGCAGCAGCGTTGTCAGAGGGATGAACAGTGCGGCCATTCACCAACGCCTGTTCCCAGACATCTGCAGCCAATGGGATCAGAGTCATGACATAGATATTCGGATACCCAAGTCTACGAATCGCCGCCTGGATCTTCAGAAGCGATTGATTTCTGCCCCTCGTAGTTCAATGATCCATTTTCATTGTCAGTTGGATCAGAACGCTCACCAGTTTTGGACAGTCCGCGAATGCCCTCTGGACCGTTCACGGCCTCGCTCTTCATTTTGTCCTCTTGCAGCTCCATCTGTTCAACAGGGTCCATCTTGCCCTGAATCCTGAGCAGCTCTTGAATCTTCTCTTCCTTGATTGTGCCATCAGCTTCCCGCTGGCTCATATCAAGCGTGGTTTCCAGGGAATACTCAGCACCAGCAAAGCGACTCATTGCCACCTCACTGCTGGTCAATGCACCCATCACCCAATAGCGGTAGTCACTGGCAGCAACCCTGGCCTTGAGATCTGCCAGCTCGCGCTCATTCATCACGAACAGACTGGGGAAGTTCACCATCCAGTCTTTCGGCACCACACCATTGGTCGGGCCTTGCTTGGCCTTCATCAGGGCATAGGCCAACTGGTTCAGGGGCTTGCGAACCACGGAATCGCGATAGCCCTCAACGGTGCGGCTGAAATCCCGCTCCTCTCCCCGTCCGGTGGAGCCCATGCCCTGCGGGGACTCGCCAAAGAGCAGCGTGGCCGGGAAGCCAGTGGCGCCCACCAGATCGGCCTTGAGGGTTTCGATCACCTCGGCCAGGCCGCTGCAGTTGCGGCTCTGAAACTCGATCTCCTCCTTGTCGGCATCAATGGCAAAGCCCCGGTACTGGCTGCGGGAGAGGTCATTCACGGCCAGGCGGTCCCTGACCTGTTTCTCCTTGCCACTGGCAAGAAGCGTTGCCAAGCCTTTGATCTTGTGCGTGAACACGTCCAGGTCGCCCAGGATCTGTTGAATGTCACCCAGGCTTTGCGTGTAGCGGCTGATGGATTCCAGCACCGGCTGCAGTTCGCTCATCCCCCAGCCCTTGTTGAGCTGCTGAAGCCGGAAAGGAAGGCGCCTGCCTTCAAGACGTAGCACCCGCTGATGGTGGATTTTCACCGGGCCGGTATTGAGTTGATCCAGCATGTTCAACTCATAGTGCTCCGGCCTGCTGTAGCGCACCGTTGTCGGCGTGATGTCGGGCCAGAGATACCAGCGATCCACAGGCTCCAGGCCTGTCACTGCCCTGAGGTTGTCCCAGTCAACAGGCTGATCCGCAGGGCGTCCATCATCGAGATACATGACAATGGAGCTGCCGCCGTACTGACGTGCTGCCTTGATGGCTTCATTGAAGACAGCATCTGTCTCAAGGTCACGCATGGCCCGGTCAATGCCTGGCACCTCTTGGGCATTGCTGTCCATGCCCATCTGCACGATCCACCCTGCGCGAGTGATCTCATCCGCTACATGATCAACAACGCGCCTGCAGATCCAGTGCATGTAGAGCGCATCAAGATCTTCCCTGTCAAGCAGGACGGGATCATTGAGCTTTGAATACACCAATCTATCTCTACTCGTCCCATGTCCGCTGACGGGATTGCGAAATACCATCATTGGTGAGGATGAAGCTGGATTCGTAGACCCCACAGATGACAGCACTTCAGCCAAGCCGTCAGCGCGAACCTGTTGGCTATTCCTAGCTTGAGCCATTGCATTCCTCACTCATAAACAGGATAACGGAACCGTGCAGCCAAAGATTCACATTGAGGACTTTGCGACTGCTGTTCTTGGGTTGGAGCTTTACCCAGAACAGAGAAACATGCTTGTTCAGTTCTGGGAGGATCAATACAACTATGGTGTGTTTGCACTTGGTAGGCGTTCCGGTAAAACATTGATGGCTCAGATCAGTGCCGCCTATGCGGGCACTGTCATGGATCCGATCTACCGGCAATTCCTACGCAAAAACGAAACCTTCCGTATCGTCGCTGTTGCCAACAGTGAAGATCAGTCGCGCATTGCGATTGCTGGCATTCAGCAGTTGATCATGGATAGCCCGTTTAAGCACATGATCGAGCGCAAACGCGAGATGTCGATGACGCTTGAGAATGGCGTGGAGTTCATCGGCATCCCCACCAGTGCCCGTGCTGCCCGTGGTGCGGCCTGTCCCCTGCTGATCATGGACGAGCTGGCGTTTGCCGTGGGGGGCAATGAGGTCAATGCCGGTGGCGAGGCCATCTACAACGCCCTGGCGCCCTCCATGGCCCAGTTTGGGCGCTACGGCAAGCTGTTCGCCCTCTCCTCCCCTGGCATCAAGGCGGGCATCTTCTACAAGCTCTATGAGCAGTCCACCTCGATCCGGGGTGATGGCGAGCGGGAGTTTCCCAACATGCTGGGCTTCCGCAAAGCCACCTGGGAGGTCAACCCACGCATCAGCCATGAATTCCTAGCAGCAGAGAAGAAACGTGACCCGGTGATGTTCTCCGTTGAATACGGAGCCAACTTTATCTCCAATGCAATGGGTCTGGTGGATAGCCGCGTCATTGATGATGCGGTGGACTACTCAGAGCGCCTTGGCAAGCCCAATGATATTTACTTTGGCCAATACTACTTGAGTATTGACCCTGCTAAAGGGAACCGCGACGACTATGTTGCTTGCATCTGCCATTATCAAGACAAGCATTTGTGTGTTGACCTATGGCATGAATTCAAAGCCACGAAGCGGGTGGTGAAACGAACCACGGCAGGCGATGAAGAAGTGACCCAGGTTGACATCAAAGAAGTTCAGCACTGGATCAAAGCCATGCATTCTCGCTGGGGCTTTGCCTGTGTCGTTCTTGACCAATACAACAGTATGGAGACGATTCAAGCCCTACAGGATTACATGGATATTCGCGAATTCATCTGGTCGATGGCGACCAAGACAAAGGCCTACAGCAAGCTCAGGGAGCTGTTCAATGCAGGCCTGATGCGCCTTCCCGCCAATGAGAAGGGCATCAGCCAGCTCAAGAATCTGACCGTGGTGCATCGCCCCAATGGGCAGTGGGTGGTCACAGGTGGCGACAAGGCCGCTGTGGACGACTACTGCGCTGCCCTGGCGGCCAATGTGCTGATGATGGAGGCCCCAGAGCAGGACGTGGAGTGGATTGAGGGGTTGGTGGCCTAACTCCTAATCAACTTCTAATTTCCGCCAAATTAGGAGTTGGATGCCATCAACTCCACGCGCAGGCGATCCGGTGGCACGCCAGGCAGCACGCCGTTCTTCACGTCGCCATAGCCATACACCTTTCCCTGCAGGTTAATCCGATCTTCTGGGCCGAAGTTCTTAATTGTGACCCGCTGTAGGTGGTTGAGGGGATGACATTGGATGCCGTGCTTCTCGGAGCACTTGGCCA